TTTACGCTGACAGCGCCGATCCAAGGCTTATACAAGAAATATCAAATGCGGGGATAATCATATACCCTGCGGACAAGTACAAGGGATCTGTTATGGGAGGTATTATCAAGATGATGGAGTATAAGATTTGTGTCACCAAGAGATCTTTAAACTTGATAAAAGAACTTAGGAACTATGTATACGCCCAAAACAAGGACGGTAAATTTATCAATGAGCCTATTGACGGGTATAACCATCTTATCGACGGGGCACGTTATTGGACGATAGGCAAGCTTCTAGGAAAAGTATTAACAACAAGACAGTACTCTAAGGAGGAGTTAGGATTTTAACATGAATTACATAGACGCTATATTTCAGGTTTTCCAAAACAAGATATTGAACTCGTTGGGAGTGGAGAGGGACTTTGTCAGCCTTATCAAGGATAGGGATATAAGCCGGGCCATGTCAATGATGCAATGCCGGGACAAGGATGTTTCCCAAGCAATCTTGGAATATAACCCGGAATCCCATGAGGTTAATAAACGTCCTAATAAGCACAGGAAAAATCAAGAACCATATATCACGGAGAAATTGCCACGAGGAAGGCAAGCGTATATAAATGAGGTGGAGCTGTTTTTTCTCCTCGGGCAGCCTATCTTGTGGAAAGCTGTATCGGATGATACGGATAAGGCTTTCAGGGCATTCGGTGATTTTCTCCGTTATACTCGATTCAACACGACAATCCGGGAGGCCAAGCGTTTGGCTGGGGCGGAGACGGAGAGCGCTAAGGTTTATCATATATACAGGGAAAATGGTATGCCCCAAGTAAAGGTTAAGGTTATATCCAAGTCAAAAGGATATACATTGCGGCCTTTATTTGATCAATGGGATAACATGATAGCTTTTGGTTATGGATATACGCTACTTGAGGGCGATAAGTCCGTAGAGCATTTTGATATAGAGACCCCGGAATACATCTATAGATGCAAGAGAGCGGATATAGGATGGGATGTTACGCCATTGCCTAATCTTTCGGGTAAAATAAATGTTATCTACTATCGTCAAAACAAGGCATGGTATGGGGTTCAAAAGCGTATAGACAGAGAGGAGGCGGTTGATAGCAAGGCGGCGGATTCCAATAATTATTTCTCCGATCCAAAATTGAAATTAACCGCTGATGTCATTCAGAGCATAGTAGGGGGAGGATCTAATATGGTAGGAGAGGTTATCACCATGTCCGATAAGGACAAAAGCGCTGCCGAGTATCTCGTTCCGCCCGATTATTCCACGATGAAAGAGGCGGAGAAAAAAGACCTGTCATCAAGTATACTATTCGATACGTTCACCCCGGATTTCAGTTACGAGAATATGAAGGGGCTTGGGACATTATCCGGGGAGGCATTGAAAAGGGCCTTGGCGCTTGGATATATGAAAAGGGACAACTTGAAAGAGATATATGATATATTGATAGACCGTGAGAAGAATCTTATATTGGCTATCATGATGAACGTCACTCATATCGGCATGAGAGAGGAGTTAAGCAGGCTCGACCTGCAACATGAGTTCTCCGAGCCTTTCGCCGAGGATAAGGATAAGAGAATAGATATGATAGCGAAACTCTATGAGTCAGGATTGGTGTCCCTTCAAACGGCGGTAGACATGCTGTCCTTGACTGATAAGCCGGAGGAGGAGATTCGACGGATATTAGAGGAGAAGCGGGAAAAGACGCAACGTAATGAGAAGGACAAGAATCTTAAAGCTTCGGATGATTCCTCTCAATAATAAGGATGGATTAAGTCATACCTTGATATCATTAAATTTAATGGGCGTGGTTATTTTATAGCCATGCCCTATTGTTTTTGTGACAATCGGTCTATTGTCATGTATATAACCCGTTTTTATTTTATTACAAGCTTATGTATCAATACTTTTATGCGAAAAATAAAAGTAATAGCATGAAAGAGAAGATTTTCCAGCAGTTAAAACAGAAGTATTCAAATCTTGGGTTAACGGAGGATGTTTTGAGGTCCGTGGCAGAATCATTGGGGTCCACTGGCCTGATTACGGACGATAATCTTGAAACTGCGGTAGCAGGGCAAGAATCAATGTTGAAATCTTACCAGAGTTCCTTGGATAAGGTGCGAACTGAAAGCGCAAATTACAAGAAGGAATTGGAAGAGTTGAGAGGCAAGGGGGGCGGCCAGCAACAGCAACCAGATAAAAACGAGGAACCGGATTGGTTCAAGAAGTATCGTGAGGAGCAGGACGAGAAAATCCGGCTCTTGACCTCCGAGAATGATAAAGCTAAGGAGGAGAAAGCACGTGCTGAAAGACACAATCTGATCCTTGACAAGGCCAAGAGCCTTAAGATCTCAAAGGAACGGATAGAGGAGGGCTTCGCTATAACGGACGATATGGACGATAACGCGATTGATACTTATCTGTCCAAGGTGAGACAAAATGAGGTCGCAAAGGGATTAGAGGAAAAAGGTTCGGCGTTCTCTGTCTCTACGTCCAAGGAAAAGAGCAAGGAGCTCGCTAAGGATTGGGCCAAATCATTGCCGGACGCTAATTAAAGTAAAAGATTATGGGTATCGAATTTGACAAAACAAAGATTAAAGGAGCGTTCCCCGTCTTTTGGCGCGGGGAATGCGCAGTCCTTCCCGGAGATTTCAAATTAACCACTGAGTTGGCGGAAGGGACAATCGTGCGAAAAGGCACTCCTATCAAGCTGGACTTTGATCGCATGGAGTGCAAGATCTGTAAGGCTGTTAAGGTATTAACCGGAGGAACGACCACTAAGCCACGTATAGAGAAAGATAGCTTTGTCGCCAAGGGAGATTCTATTGGTGGGCAGAACGTGAGTTCCGTAGATTCAAGTAACGCTGATTATGACGTTGTTACATTGGCTGCCGCCGTAGAATCAGCTACAGAAGGGGCGATTCTTGCCGTGGGAACGGATGAGCCTGACGCTGTGGTTGAGACAACGTTTGTCTATACGAAGAATATGTCTTTCCAGACGGTATCGGCGGGATATGAGGTCCTTATCCTTAAGGATGTGGCTTATCCAGTCCCTTCCTCATGGTTGACGGGATTCAGCATGAAGAATAATCCCACTATTAAGTATATTAGACAGTAAGGAGGTGAACGATGGATGTTTATAGTTCTATTTTTGGCGAACTGACAAAAGAGGTTCAGATTCGTATTGACGCTGCCACGGAGCTTCGCAAGCGCTTGTTTGACCAGAATATCTACGAGCGTTATCTTGATTGGGATGTCCCGACTATCGGCCTTAATTTTGAGGAGCTGATCGGGCAATACAACTTGAGCGTGGCGGCGGCTACCCTTGATTCCAAGGGAAAGGAACCGATCTTGGGTACGGAGGGGCTTGAGACCTTGAAGCAAAAGGTCCTTACCCACCAGATGAGTTACTCAATGCCGATCGAGGAGTATCGTAAGGTCTTGCAGATCCTAGACTCTAGGATGTTGACGGATGACCAGAAGACACAGCAGCTCATTAATCTGATGTGGAATAACGTATCTACCGTTGTTAAATCCGTACAATCTAAGCTCGATATTATTTTCTTGGGTGCCTTGTCTAACAAGGGGGTATTTACCTTTAATGCCAATAATAACCCTGAAGGAGGGGTACGTGGTATTATTGATTACAAGATGCCGCCCGAGAATATCGCTAGCGTTACTCTTGACTGGACGGATACCAATAAGGACAACGTCGATCCTTTCGAGGATATCCAAGGTGTCGTGGATGCGGCCCAAGACAAGGTGACGTTTGATAAGATATTGATGTCTCCGGCCAGATTGTCTTATTTGCTTAAGAGCAGGAAGATGAAACAGGTCATTTTTGGGACCGACAAATCCGGCACTCCCCTTTTGATGTCCGGTTTGAATGAGTTCTTACGCTCCAATGATCTTCCTGTCATAGAGACAGTGAGACGTATCACCCGTATCCAAGACAACGGCAAGTTATCCGAGTACAAGCCTTGGAATGACAAGAATATCGTCTTTGTCCCGGCAGGTAAATTAGGTGTCATCAAGAACGCTTACGCCGATAATGAGTTGAGACAGGAACCGGGCGTTACTTACTCTAATTATGGCCGGATTCGTATCTCTCAATGGGGCAAGGGCGAGACGGATAATTCCAATGGCGTAGAGTTTACCAAGGCTCAATCGCTATCCTTGCCGGTCCTTACCGAGATTAATGGTATTTACTCATTGACGGTGGAGGCATGACGATAAGAGACTACATAGGGCAGAAATTCTCGGCTTATGGAGATCTATCCGAGGCGGATATGCTGGATTTCAGCATCAAATCGGGGTTATCCCCGGACGATGAGATGTCTAGGGAATCCATAGGCAAGGTGGAGACAGGGATGATAGAGATCATCCCGTCGCTGCTGTTGCGCCCGGATAGCGTCAATGAGAGCGGCTTCTCTGTCTCTTGGGACAAGGACGGCCTCCGGCGGTATTATTTGTTCCTGTGCGAACGGAACGGTGTTAGCCCGGATGTGTCTTCCGGTCTTGGGGTAGTCTCATCTTATACGGATTATTGATATGTATTACGCTCCTCACATATTAGAACGAAAAGTTGTCAAGGAATATGATCACGATGACAATGGCAATCCTGTTCCCGGGACTGGTGGTGAGTTATGGGAGAGACTGGGACGATGTAAATGCTATGATAAGAGCGCCGATCGGGTATATACGGTAAATGGCGTAGCCTTTGATTACAAATATCGTGTCGTGACAGATAAGATCAAGATTGATGCCGGGGATATCGTGAGAGTATTGAATCAAGATGGGAGTATTCGCGGTAGTGGCGTTGTTATCAACCCGATGCTAACGGATTATCTAAATTACGGGCAAATATGGCTGGAATAATAAAGTTAAGTTATGATTTGTCCGATGTGGATGATTTCATCTTGGAGGCCTATCGTCAGGTGTTCGCCTTTCTAGCCCAACTAGGGCAATCCGCTTATGAGACCGCCGTTCAAGAAGGTAAATATAACGATATTACCGGGAACTTGAGGAGTTCATTGGGATATGTCATATCAATGGACGGTAAGATCGTAAAGGAAGGCGGGTTTAAGAGGATAGATGGACGTGGGGAAAATTATGAGAAGGTTTTTTTCACGACCAGATCCCAAAAGACGGTCCAGTTCTGGGCTAAAGGAAAGTCCGGGGATGGAAGCGAGGGGAGCAGGCAAGGGCTTAGTTACGCTAGGGATCTGGCTTCTAAGCATACAAAGGGAGTGACATTGATTGTCGTGGCGGGAATGGATTACGCTAGCTATGTGAATGATATCCATAAGCTAAACGTGATAGATACTGCCGAGGCTAAAGTAATAGCTATGTTACAATGATAGTAAGCACGGACATACAGACAATCTTATATAAGAAAGCCTTGGAACTTGGTGTTACCGGGGTGTACAAGGAGGATGATACGCCTACAGGTAAGCTTGAGGAGGAGAGGGTTACCGTACACTCGAATTCCTCGGAGCCGGGAATTACATGGAAGGTGGGATTCGTTCATGTCAATATAGCCGTCCCTGATCTGGACGAGAAAGGAACGCCTGATTTGGACAGGATGAATAAGCTGGAACGTATGTCCATGGAGGTGTTCAAGGACACCTCGGTGTTTGATGGCACTCCTTATACCTACGAGGTAGACACTACTAGAATTGAGGTTAACAGGGATCTTAAATGTCACTACGTTAATGTGAGAGTATTATTTAAAGTTTTAAATGTAATAGTATTGTAATATGGGAAGAACAATTTCTGCTATAGGCGTAAAAAGGATACTTTATGGGGAGCCTCTAGCTGCTGCACCCACATACGAGAGCTTGGAGACGTTATTTACGGCTTTCAAGGATGTTCAAATCGTCCATCAAGGGACTTATGAATATACCGAGGAGGACGGTACGTTAACAGAATTCAAGGATGAGTTGACCGGCCAGACATATCGGTCATCGTTTGAGGCAGGATCACAGAGCTTGAATTGGGTGATCGGGGCATATGACTTCGCTACCAAGGCCGAGCTTATGGGCGGTAACCCCTTGGATGCGGATAAGGGATGGGAACGTGGCAACGCCGGCGAGCAACGATATAAATGTATCGTCGCTATTACCAATGATGACGTGGCTATCATTTTCCCAAAGGCGAATCTTGTGGGTCGTGGGGCTTCCACGGATGGGGCTGTTGGTTTGTCGATGTCCGCCACCCCGCTGAAATCATCCACGACAATAGCTTCAGAGTATTGGTTTGACGTGGAAGGAAAATCCTTGAAGGATTGAATGTAATATGTCTTATAGGCACGGGGACGGCGGTATTATCCGTTCGTCCCCGTTTTTGTTTAATTCTAATTTTTTACGTGACATGAACAAGGGTGCTAGTTTAGTGGCTGACGCTGTCCTAGGAGAGGATTTCAAGGTCGTGGTCCTAGGGGGGAAGGCGTATAAGGTAAGTCCTCCTACAATAGCGACGATTTGCAAAGGTATACAATACCTATCTCTTATTGATAAGACAACATCGGGCAAGGAGGATCTTGAAAAGGTGAGGAACGAACTGGAAAATATACTAAAGGGTTTGTCAGTGTTTGTTTTGGGGAGCGCCGATAGATATGAGGAGATCGAGGGGGCGACCCTTCATGAGCTAAGGGAGGCGTTGGAGACTGTCGTTAAATTCATATCCGCAGAGGATTTTTTCGTCTGTGCCGCCTTAGCCGAGAGCGTGGCAAGAATGGCGGCGACACCAAAGTGACAGGTAATGAGACCATGCTAGGGCAAGTGGCCACGTTCATGGAATCGTTAAGATTGTCTTATGAGGACGTGGTTTATAAAATACCTTATCGAAACCTTCTGATCATGCAGAAGGATATATTGCATAGCGTTTCCGGTGATTTGATCGTGGAGAGAACCGGGCGTGATTTGTTGAAACGAAAGGAAAAGGAGGGTGATTAATGGCTAAACTAAACTTCGAGGTCGATGCCGATCTACAGAAACTTATAAATCTTCGAAAGGAGGTGGAGGAGTTGAAATCCGCCTTGAAGGATTTCGATGTATCTACAGATACCAAGGGATTTGACGATTTAAACCGGAAATACGAGGAGGCGACACGGAAACTAAAGGACTATGAGCAGCAGATGCAGAATTATCAAAGGGTAATAGAGCAGCTTAAGGTCTCTAATGGTATTATTGATGGGGCTCGTCAGATAACAGAAGAATTGAATAACGCTACCGATGTGTTTGTCGAGCAACAACTGAAGGTTAAAGGCCTAAGTGACGAGATCAAAAAGCTCAATAAGTCTTACTTGTCTCTCTCGGATGCGGATAAAAATTCCCAGAAGGGATCTAATATATTAACCGACCTGAAGGAGAAGACCCGGCAGCACGCTTTAGAGAACGAGGCCCTGAAGAGGCTAAGGAAGGAATATTCGGACAATATCAAGATCGAGGGAGCCGCCTCGGATTCCCTTGTAGCGTTGAGAAAGCAATTGTCGTTGCTTAATGCCGAGTATGACCGCCTTTCCGCTACGGATAGGAAAGCGACCGTAGGGACTAACCTGCAAAAACAGATACAGGCCTTGAATACGGAGATTAGTTCGGCGGAGCAAGCTACCGGACGATATCAACGGAACGTCGGCAATTACGCCAGTAGTTGGAACGGATTGAGCGTGTCGGTTCAACAGGTCGCAAGGGAGTTGCCTTCCCTTGCTGTTGGCTGGAATACATTCTTTTTGGCTATATCCAATAACTTGCCGATGCTTGCCGATGAGCTGAAGAAAGCCGCTGCGGAGTATAAGGCGTTCAAGATGGCTGTAGCGGCAGGAAATAATGACGTGGCAAAAGTGGCTCCAGTCTGGAAGCAGTTGATAACATCTATTTTCAGTTGGCAAACGGCCTTGGTTGCGGCGATAACGCTTTTATCTGTCTATGGGAAGGATATTATCGAATGGACGAAGAATTTATTGGGGGCTGATACGGCACAAAAGAGGTTGAATGAGTCATTGAAAGAATTTAATAACTTGGTAGGGAAAGGTCAAGCTGATGCCAAATTGTTATTTGATACAGTCAAGCGAACTACAGAAGGCACGCAAGGACGAGCGAAAGCCATTCAAGAGATAAATAAAGTATATGCAGAATATTTGCCTTACCTGCTTTCGGAGCAAGCTTCTCTTAAAGAGTTGGAAGCTGCTTATAAAATTGTCAACAAAGCTTTAATTGAAAATGCAGCATTAAAAGCGAAAACTGAAGCTATAAATGATGTGCTTGAAAAATCCATAGACAAACAAGCTAATGCTTTGAATGAGATGCGTTCTATTGCCTCTGAAAAATTGGGAGGAGATAGTTTTGCCATTGAGATAATGAATACGGTAGAAGGTCTCACGGAAGACTTTCGATTAGCGGGACAATCTTGGCAAAAGGCATGGCAAGGTGTTTCAGCTAAAATACAATCAGAGGTAGGAGCAAGTAAACTTCCTAGTGATTTTTATGATAATTTGGAAGATTATGTGAGATCTGTGTATGATTCAAATCAACAAATATCTGATATTCAAAAGAAATTCAATCCTTTTTTTAATAAGGAGCAAGCAGATCAAGCTGTAATTGAGAATAAGAAGTATTATGAAACAATGAAGTCTCAGGCTGAATCTTTCCTTTGTATAATTTTTAATCGTTATATATTTGCATAAAGTTTCAACATCAAAGTGTGGAATAAGACCGATGTTTCCTTGGTCATAAAGGCCGTGAGTTATG